GCCCAACCAAGGCCATACCCGCAACCAAGCAACGCGCTTTTCGCAGACTGCCGTAGGTCTGGGTGAGATTCTTTACTGAGTCCGGGTATGTTGAACATCTGAGCGCCGAACGCCGCATAAGGGTCACCACCTTCTTTGAAGATTCGCAACATGTCGTGGTAATCCGCCAGCCACGCAAGCACTCGCGGTTCAATCTGCGATAAGTCACCCACGACAAGCTGGTGCCCAACGGGAGCCATAATTGCTTTACGGAGGAACGAACCTCGCTTGAGGTTCTGCATGTTGATGGCACTGCCCTTGGACGCTGTCCATCGCCCCGAGAGAGCGCCGTAATACGAGAGCGGTACAGGTAACGGGCCGCGTCGGGAGATGTCAAGAAAGCGCTGCGCTCGCGTGCGCTCAGTCGTTGACTTAACTTTAAGGCGAGCCTCGCAAAGTAGGGCGACATCTTCATTTTCGCCGTTGAGCATTGCTTGGAAGTGCGCGTCAGTCTTTGCAAGCGCAAGAGTCTGCTTGCCGGTGGTTTTGCTTTTCTTAGTCGGCGCAACAACGCCAAGAGATTTAAGAATCGCCTCGAAGTTTTTGTTCGACGCAAGCGCAGCTTCTTCCACGCCGAGCTTTTTAAGTAGGGCTTCACGTGATTCCTTTTCTGAGTGGAGTGCATCCACCAACATGTTGCTGTCAAGTTCAAGAACGGGGTTCGTGAACATCTTCAAGGTCATGTCGATAAGGCGGAGTTCCTTAGACGGGTAGCCAACAACAAGACGCTTGAATATTTCTTCACACAGGTACACGTCGTGCATGCAGTACTCCGCAAGTTCTTTCTCAATCTGCGGCGTGAGTTCCGTGAGACCGTCCGTGGTATGCACGGCCTTGCCCTTCGCTGGGAGCCCGTACTTTTCTGCAAGGGTGGCGAGACTGTTGCCTGCGACAAGAAGCCCTTCGGAGATGTTGCGTGCACGTGCCATGCTAAGGCTATCGAAAATAAAGCAAGGATGAACGTCGTAAATCCACTCAAGAATGGAAACATCAAACTGAGCATTGTGAGCAAGCACAGCAGTGCTGCTCCAATCGTAAGTTGAAAGGATTCGCGGGAGCTCCTCATGGCTGTACCACTGGATGATCTTGTCTGTGCCGTACTCATGGATGCAGGCACCGAAGGCTTTGAATTGTGGGTCACGGATGTACTCCTCTGTTGTCATCTTCCGGAGGGTGTAGCCCGAGCTATCCCACCGAGTTTCAAAGTCGATGGTCAGCAGTGTTTTGTATGGGGCGCTCAATTCATCATCTCCTTGGGTGGCGCATCGGCCGTGTTTAAATCCATCAGCGCCATGCCGAGCTTCGACACGAGCACGCCTGCTTCCAGTTCTGTACAGTTGATTGTCATAAGCTCTGCCTTGTCCTCGCCGTCTCGGCCAGCGATGATGACTGCACGCCAGTCTTCTTGGAGGTAGCACTCGATGATGCCCTTCACAACCACACGCAGGTGATCGCGCTGTTGTTGGCTCAACTGGTCTACCTTCGTCATAAACTCCAGCGCCTCTTTTGTCTCGCCTATCGTTCGTCTTTCTTGCATAGCAACTCCTCTAGCTCGGTTAAATTGTTTTCGTTGACCACGATGGTCGTGCCGCCGCTCTCACGGATGCGGCGCATGTTGTCTTCTTGCAAGGCTGTCGTCTTGCCTTTGCCTGCCTTCGCTTCGATGCCGATGAACAGGCCGTTCTTGCAAGCCAAGAAATCAGGAACGCCGCTGCTCCCATAGCCCGTACCAATCGGCATAGCGTAGTATGTCCGTGTGGTGTCCAGTATCTTTCTGATCTGCTTCTTTACTTTTGATTCCGGTGTTGCTGCCAATGTTGTATCTCCCTGTTGCTTTGAATTTGATGTGCTCGTCGATGTGTGTTGCTAGGTTGTCTGCGGCTTCATCCAACACCATACCCGCTATGCTCTTGCCGCGCGGCCTAAAACCTGCTGGGTCACTAGCCAACGCACCTGCGTCCATCATCTGACGGAGCACTCGGTTTGTTGTCTTGGAGCCAAGGCTGTTCCATGTGTGGCGCTCGATGTACTTGTCCATGTCCTCGCCTTGCAAGTGAAGTGGCTCCGTACCCATGAGAACCACGCCTTCACGGCGCAAGAAGTCATACGCCCCAGCCTTACCACGCAGCTCGTCCACCTTAGCCTTGGCCTCGTTACGCTCAGCAGTGAGAAAGATGTTTTGGTCTTGCAGTTCCGCAGCTTTTTCCTTCCAGAACTTCGCCTCTTGAATGGCTTGCTCACGGTCGGCGACTTTCTTCTCCGCTTGTTTAAGCGCTGGTTGTTTCCATTGTGCTTTGCTCATGCTGCACCTCCATAAGTTTTAAACGGTAGTGATGTGCCTTACCTGCATCATCGGAGCCTTGCTTCTTGCCTTGACGCATCGCGTACTTGATGATGTTGCCTTTGAGGAATCCACGGAACTCCTCGGGTGTGAGCACCGCCTGCATCACATGCCACGGTTGCACCGACATGTCCTTGTAGTGTGTGCCGCTCACCTGCGTCTCGTCTGCTGTACTGATCTTCTTTCGTGTCACCATGTTGCTTCTCCTACAGAATTGGTTTCTTTGCTCTTGAAGGCCTTGTGCGCTTCTTCGAGGCGTTTGCCCTCCACTCGCGTAAAAGGCCAGTGCGCCGCGAAGGGATTCCCATCTCGGCAGCTATCGTGCTTATCATGCTGTCGCACAGTCCGAACTTGTTCGCTATATACGAGTGTTTCTCGCCTGCCCTTAGTAGCTTGGCGATGTGCTGGTTTCGCACGAAGCGAATCTTTTTCTTTTCGATCGCATCGGCGTGTGCTGGTATTACTTTCCTGACTGACTTCCATATACCCTCGTCTATTTCATAGGTGCCGAACTTGTGGTTACATACGGTGCACTTGCGTGTCCTACGTGTGACCACATCAGCGTGTAGGGGGCGTGTCTCCAGTACGGATGCCTCGCCACCACATTTAACGCACTTCATGTTTGTGTGCCTTCGCTTCTTGTATGTTTACAAATACGTCACCGCAAACTTTGCAACGCAGTGCGCGTCCCTCGGTCATGCGGTAACTACCCTGACTACGTTGGACGGTGTACATCGTCTTGACCGTTTCCCACGCGCTGTTCTTGCTCTCGCTGGATGCGCTCGAACTCGTCGTCTTCTGCAAGGGCGTCTTGTAATTGTTGGTTGATTTCATCAGCCGTCTTTCGTTTTACCTTCTTACCCCAGATCACGTCATAGTTACTGCCGTACTTCTTGTGGTCTGTTGGGCGCATGTCATCGCCCTTACCTGCTTCGCGTGTCATTTCTTCTTTCCTTTCGGTGTAGTGTTGGCTGTGCCTGCTTTACTGAACACATAGAACTCTCGCGGTGTTATGTCCACCTTCAACGGCTTAGCCGCTTTCGATACGCCATGCACGAAGCCGTGCAGTGGGTTGGTCTTACGCTTCTCTGTAACGTGCTTGCTCAACGTCTTGCCTGCCTCTATGCGTTGTGCATCTTGTTGCACCCCTGTCATAAACTCAGGCATGTACGTCTTCACGTAGTCAGGGTGGAAAGCGTTGATGATTGGTTCGGTCATAGGTTTCAGTACAAAGCAACCCTTGATGGGGTCATAGATTGAGAGGGGTTGTTCAGCGATCACGGGTCTGCTCCAAACGAATCAGCAACATGAAGCCGCCAACCAAAGACCAGAGAGCCACGATGCCGCGAAGGTTAATCACCCACTCAGCTAGGTTCCAACTGGCGGCGACAAAGGCACCGAAACAGTACATGGCGGCGGTGACGAACACGAAGGGCATTAGTATCTGAAAAGATTTCTCGACAGTGTGTTTCATTTCTTCTCCTTGTGCACGGCGGCTAAGCGCCTGTACCGTGCGATATTGTTTTTCAAAGCGCGGGGTTCTTCCGCGTTCTTGGTCACGAATTGGGGCTCCGGAAACTCAGCGAACCAAAGTTTTGCATGAGCACCTGCCCTGAATTCAATGTCAGTCACGTTGAACCCCGCACGCTTGTACGCATCAATCTGCTTACGAAAGTGACGGGGTATCTCCATGATTAACCCAACATCTTCTTGAGCTCAGCGTGAAGCAAGACTGCCTCGGACAGAGAGATGTTGTCGATGACGTAGGACGCAGTGAGTGCGATGCGTGGTGGCTTGGTTGTCTCTGGTTGTGGTGTTACCACACTACGCATGATGCCTTGAGATGGCTTGATCTCTGTCGGCAACGCGGCGATACCCTGCTCTGGTTGCGCGGCAGGCTGTTTCTTGCGGAGCACGATCTTCTTTTTGGTTGTCAGTGGGTTAGGCACCAGTGCTGCCTGCTCGTGATATTGCTTGACGGCTGTGGTGTAGCGATACACGTTGCGAAGCACAGGGCCGTGGCCTGAGTCACGAATCTCTTTGTGTACCGTGCGTGTCACCTTACCCGCCATATACAAACGGTGAATCGCTGACGCTGTAGTGCCTTCAATAAAGCCTGCGGCCTTCAAATCGCTTATGGCGCAGTCGTGGTGGGTGCTAATAAACTCGAAGATACTACGCAGGCCGTCTCCATGACGTTGTGTTGCTGCTGATACGTATTCTTGCGTGTCTGGTGCTGCTGTTTGCATTTGAGTTACCTCGGGTAGTGGGGTTGGTTGTTGCTTCTCTACTTGATGGCGACCTGCTGAGTCGCTCCATTCGTTTAACGCTTCTTTGAGCGCTGTTTGCATGTCTGGCATTGCTTTCTCCTATCGTGTGAAAAGATACCCAATGGCTACGATCACAGCGACTGCTGAGCCGAAGCGCACGAGGGCGCGGATTACATCGGTGAACGGTGTTCGGATACCAAGCAGTGCTGCTTGAATCTTCTCCTCGTCTTCCGACATTTGTGCAGGCGGCGGTTGGTATAACAAACCAATCTTCACCTTGCCTGTGTCATACGGTACGTTTTGTTTCTGGTGCATCACCACTTCTCCTTATACATTTGCATGATTGTGTCTAGATGTATTGTCAAAGATTTTACATCTGGTCTGTACGGTTGTACAAGATGGTCAGCAAACTTTTTGTTCTCACGAATACGTTGCCATATCTCCCATGAGACGTTGTGCTTGATGGCAAACATAGTCGCTAAGTTCTCACACAGCTCGTTGGCCTTGGCACGGTCGTACTCATTGGCCCTGACCTTGAACTTACAGCAGACAGCGTAGACCTTCTTGGCGTTTCCGTTAGGGAATTCCGCAGGGTCACGAGGCATGACGCCCGTGTACGACACCTGTATAGTGCGCATCCCCTTACTCGCATCCAACGCGCTGAACTTGAACCAGATGGTGCCGAGGTTGAAACCAATCTTCTGCGCGTCACTCACCCAGATGTCATGGGCTTCCATGTCTTACTCCTTGCGTATCTTGGGCAGTGGTGCCCAATGCGTATAGAACTTGTCTTTGCCGTTGTACGTGCCGTACATGGCCACACCTCCTGCGCCCAACAGTTGAACCTTCACGCCGCGTGGGCATGTGTCGATGGGTAACCAGAAGTAGTTGTGATCGACGGCGACTGTGCCTGTGCTATCTAGTTTTGTCATGGCTTCTCCTTAAAAATTAAACTTGCTCAGCAGTGCATCGACTGCCTTCTTGGTGTCCTGACGGACGGCTTCGTTCTTGCGCAACTCCTGCGGTGTGATGCCCACCAGCAGCTCGGACAGTTCACTGCGCGCTGTCTCTAATTCTTTGTCGCCCGTCACATTCAACGCACGGGTCATGTCACACAGCTCGATCGCACCAACCACCAACGTGTCATGGAATCGGCGTTGCTTAGCTTCACCACCCACGTAGTCGGTCGTCAGTCGGTCGGACATGCGCTTCAAGTGCTCACCAAGACGGCGGCGAATGTCTGCCATGGCGGCATCAACACGCTCAGCGGCCAGCTCCTCTAGCTTGGCCTTCAACTCGGCCTGTGCTTCGTTGCCCACGTCTACACGGAAGTCACCAGCAGTAGGCACAGGCATGTAGTTGAGACGGAAAGAGAACTTACGTGCGATCTCGTTGGCCGTGGGGTATTCGTCACGCTTGAACATGTCGCCCAACGCCATAGCCTGAGCCGTGATTAGTGTGGGGTAGATGCTCAAGAACTCAGCGACTAGGCGCTCGAACTCCTCCTCGAACTGCGACATGCGCTCAGCGAAGGCCATGAAGTTGGTGGTCGGCAACAAGCGCAAGCCAGAGTCAGACCACGGCAACGTGTTGTCATACACATAGGTACGTGCACGATTGACCATAGATTGAATTGTCTCCAGCTCATTGCGGCCAGCTAGTAGTGACTTGTTCACACGTGCTGCGTCTTTGGCTTGTGCGTTCTTTGACGACACGATCTCGTCAGTGGCTCCCTTGTCTAGCTTGCGTGCTGTCCACACAGAAGCGTTGAACTCAGCGAGCATTGCGCAGGTAGAGATGTTGTAGGTAGGTGTCATGGTTTTCTCCTTAAAAAACGGGTGCGCCTGTTAAGGCACGAAGGGCGTCTTTGTTGATCGACTGAGCCGCATCTCTTGCGATGTTGTGTATGGCGTTGCGGTGTTTGTATATGTATCCGTCGTTGTTTGTAAATTGATCGAGCGATTGTCTGATCTGCATATCCATGATGATCTTCAACTCACGGTTCACAGTCTCCTGCACCAGCTCGGCGGCATCGTGCATGATGTACTGCTCGACCATCTGCTTGACTACCTTTGAGGCCAAGTCTCTCGTCACATTGTCTGCAACGCTACGCGCTACGTTTGAGATGCGCTCGTTGATCTGCGCTTTCAGTTCGTCTTCACCGTACTCTAGTTGCACGGCTAGTGCGTTTGTTACTGGGTCTGTCATTTTCCTTCTCCTTGGTTAACTAATTCGTCAGCGTACCGCATACGGCACACGTCCAACAATGTATTCATTGCTTGGTCGATCTGGTCTTTGGTTGAGTTGATGTCGAACTCGACACGACACACGTGCCATGTACGGTTGTTCCACGTCTTGCACTTCACAGTGAATATTGGGTAGGTGCTGCTATTGCGTGACCAAACAAAACCTCCTTCGGGGTTCATCATGGCCGCGTCCCAATACCAATTTATCTTCGGCTCAGTCATCTTTATACCTTGATGCAAGCAACACGCTCATGATCTGCTCAGGCTTGGTGGCTTCTACTTTATCAAGCAGTCGTTTAATCCACCTGTGAACTACCTCGCGGTCTTTCTTGTTGAGTGCGTTCTCCTTGTCCTCGTCTTTCATGTGCACGTGCGGTACGCGATACACCTTACAAAATCTAGCGGACTCACCAATCCACAACTCAATACCTGATCGCTCGTGCTTGAGTGTGTAGGTCTCTTTAATCCACGCGTCTGTCATCAGTGCATCACGCAGCTCAAGACCAAGCGCAGACATGCCACGCGTCTCACGCCACCACCGAAACCTCACGTAAAGCTCACGCAGTTTTTTCATTTGCTTCTCCCGAAAAAGATTGTTGATAGTGAAGACGGCAGAGGGTCTTGGCGTTGGCTAAGTCCTCGGCCTCGTCGGCTCCGTCAGTTGTAAGCGTGGCCAGCGTGTAGTTGCCTGTCACCAACCAGTACTGGTTGGGTCGTGGGTTTATTACCGAGATGGTGCCCATGCGCACACCGTCCCACGCAAGTTTGTGTTGTACCCAATCCAAGCTCGTAATCACAGCGATGCCTCCCAACTAGCGTGGCGTAACTCAAGCATGGTGGCCACAGTTTGACCTACGCGCACTTTCTCGTCAGGCGTGTACCTGCTAGGCGTAATCACCTGTGCAACCGTGTAGTCCGTCTTGTCCCTCACGTGAGCACCAGAACCCGTCACAATAATTGTGAACGGTGGAGCCCAATGCTCAACGCTACTGAACTCGTTTATTGCTACGTCATCCATTTGGATTCTCCTGTGCATAGCGTTGCTCACACAACGCAAGTAGTGATTCGCCTACGGCTTCCTTGTCCTTGGGTTGCACGTACCATGCACGCACGTTCCACCACTCTGTAGAGACGCCTCGGTTAGAGTAAACGTACACGTCGAACAAACTGGTGTGGATGTTGAACTCATACTCAACTGTGAAGGGAGGGCGCGACCATGACTCACCATCAGCGCTACCATCAGCAGACAGGTCGTCCCACTCCCAATCAATAACCATCTCGATCATGGCTTGATGCGCACGACCTTGCCTGTGTGCGGTACGAAGTCATCGTTATCTACAACGCCGAACAGCACGGGGAGCTTGGGCACCTCGTAGTCACTCTCGATGTAGCCGTCAGTCAGATATATCACGCACTTAGGTGTG